GACAGAAAACAACACAGAAGAAAGCTTCTGCTCTTGACCGAGTAAATGTAAGAAGATTATTAATTAACTTAAAAACATTTGTTGCAAGTTCTTCAAGAGGTTTACTCTTTGAACAGAATACAAGTAGATTAAGAAATCAGTTTTTAAATGTTGTTAATCCTTATATGGAACAAGTTCAATCTAATAGTGGATTAAATGCTTTTCGTGTTGTAATGGATGATTCAAACAACACACCAGAAACGATTGATAGAAATCAGTTGATAGGTCAGATATTTATTCAACCTACAAAAACTGCCGAATTTATCGTATTAGATTTTGTAGTACAACCAACCGGAGCTGCTTTTCCTGAATAGATTTTTGGAAAAGTGATATTTATTATTATAGGAGATAAATAATGGCCGAATTAGTAACAGCACAAGAAATATATTACACAGCATATGAACCGAAATTAAAAAATCGGTTTATCATGGAAATTGATGGTATACCAGCCTTTACCATAAAAACAGCACAAAGACCTCAAATAACTTTTGATGAAGTTGTGTTAGAACATATGAATATAACAAAGTATGTTAAAGGTAAGGGAAGATGGCAAACACTACAGATTACAATGTATGATCCTATTGTACCATCAGCAGCTGCTTCTGTTATTGAGTGGATAAGACTACATCATGAAAGTTCTACTGGCCGTGATGGATACCAAGATATGTATAAAAAGAATGTTGTTTTTAATGTCTTGGGACCTGTTGGTGATAAAATTGAACAATGGACACTTTTTGGTACTTTTATCTTAGATGCCGCTTTTGGTGATTTAGACTTTAGTTCTTCAGATCCAGTTGAAATAACACTAACATTAAGATACGATTACGCTGAACTAGAATTTTAAAGAAAAGTTGTAAACATACAACAAGGAGTTATAAATGTCAGAACATAAGTTCCCTACGGAAGTTATTGATTTACCATCTGGTGGAAAAGTATATCCAAAAGACTCACCACTTGCTGAAGGTAAAATTGAATTAAAATATATGACCACAAAAGAAGAAGACATCCTTATGTCTGAAAACCTTATTAAGAAAGGTGTGGTTATTGATAAACTACTAGATAGTTTGATTGTTACAAAGGGTGTAAATCAAGCCAGTTTAATATTAGGAGATAAGAACGCTGTATTGGTTGCTTCTCGTATATTAGCATATGGTCCTAATTATACCGTTGAAGTAACAAACCCAAATGATCCTGAACAAAAGATAGAACATACATTTGACCTTACAAAGTGTCCGTTTAAAGAAACATCTAAAGATGTTGATTATTCGGATAATTCATTTGACTATACTACCGAGATAGGTAAGAATAAAATTAAGTTTAAGTTATTAACTGGTGCGGAAGAAGCTCTAATAGAAAAGGATTTAAAACAATCTGCTAAGTTTGGATACTCTAGTGATATTACAACTAGATTGAGATATACTATTACAGAGGTGGATGGTGATAATAAACCAGAAACAATAAATTCATTTTCACAGAATATGTTAGCTCGTGATTCTGTAGCATTGAGAAGTTACATTACAGAAATTTCTCCTGATATTGACTTGACATCAGAAATAGAAATAGGGGGTGAAACAGTTAGCGTGTCAATTCCGCTTACTGTTGGGTTTTTTTGGCCTAACTCCTAAAAATAAACTAGACATACACCAGTCTATTTTTTATTTTATCTACGGAACACCTGGTTTTTCATTTGGTGATGTATATGATATGCCTGTTCATTTAAAGAACTTTTATCTCCGAGAATTTATGGATTTAAAAAAGAAAGAAAAGGAACAGGTGGATGCTGCTCAACCAAAACAACAATCAACAATTCCTCGTAGATTTTCACCTAAATAACTCTTTTCTTTATATTTATTAATATATTAGGAGAACTACATCATGTCGTATATGGATAGAAAAAATGTATTATCAGAAGGATTCTTTGATTTCTTAAAGAAGTTGAAAAAACAACGATCTAACCTAAGTAATTCAGAAAAAAAGATGATGAAAGATCCTAAATTTAAAAAAATATATCAAGATGTTGATAAGAAGATAGCTGATATCGATGACTTATTAAAACAACTAGAGAAGTAAAATGGCTTCCTTAGAAGATCAATTAAAATTATCAAAATTAATTCTTAAAATTGAAGAGAAAATTAATTCTAAAGTAGGAATTACTGCTGAAACTAGAGGCCGATATAATAATTTATTAAAAGAATCTGCTAGGTTACAGAAAGCATCCATTGAATCTAATAAAATAGATCAAGGAATACAAAAAGATATATCCAAGATACAAAAGGATATTGTAAAATCAAATCAATCCAAAGTCGGAATGTTACTGAAAGGTAATATACAAGGACTTCTTGAACAAAAAAATATGTCTAAGACTTTGGGATTACAATTAAAAATAAAACAGAGCCAAGACAGACAAAGTAAAACTTTATCAAAATTAGTAGGTAAAGGTAAGATTACAATAGAAGACCGAAATAAATTACTCAAAATAAATAAAGGTATTAGTGATGGAACAACAAACGAAGCTGATTTAGCTTCAGAATTAAATGGGTTGAGTAAAAAGGGTTTAAAACTTAGAGGGCTATTTGAATTACAAGGAAAAAAGAATATTGATCTCCGTGATGATGAAAATAAAGCTAGTGAAAGAGCAAATGAACTTCAAGAAAAAATGAATGCCGCATTTGTTAAAGGTGCTGCTATATTTGGAGTTTTAGCAAGTATCGCTACAAAGTTTGGAGCATCCATTGATAAAATAGGACAGACATTTGGTAGTTTATCCGTTATGGGTAAGCCATTTCAAGAAGATTTATTAAGATCATCAGTAGAAGCAACAAAACTTGGTGGTGGTATGGAAGATGTTGCTGCTATAACAAGTACATTGGCATCAAACTTTGGAATGAATGTCGATGAAGCTGCTAAACTATCTACTAAGGTTTTTGATACAAGTAAAGCTATAGGATTATCGGCCGATGAAAGTGCTAACCTATTTGGAACATTAACTCAAACAGCAAATCTATCGGCAGAACAAGCTGAATCACTTGCTGAAGGAGCTTTTCAGTTGGCTAGACAAAACGGAGTTGCTCCGTCTGCTGTGATGAAAGATATAGCTGGTTCAACTGAAGAGATTGCTTCATTTACACAAGATGGTGGAGATAATATAGCAGAAGCTGCTGTTCAAGCTCGTAAGATGGGATTATCCTTATCTACTACTGCTAAGATTGCTGAAGGATTATTAGACTTTGAAAGTTCAATATCAAAAGAAGTAGAAGCATCAGTATTAATAGGAAAACAACTTAATTTTCAAAAAGCTAGAGAAGCTGCTCTTAGTGGTGATATCGCTAAAGCTACACAAGAGGTAGTAAAACAAGTTGGTAGTGAAGCTGATTTTAATAAATTAAATGTAATACAAAGAAAAGCTCTTGCTGATTCAATAGGTGTTTCAGTAACAGAGATGTCTAAGTTAGTTGGACAAAGTGATAAGTTAAGTTTAAGTGGTGCTTTGGCTAGTGGTAACTTTTCAGATTTATTGGGTGAAGAGGGTATATCTAATATATCAAAATTAACAGGACAATTTTCTGCATTGGGTGCTACATTGACAAATTCATTAGGTCCTGTATTATCTGTAATAGTCGGTGGTTTGAATGCTATGTTAACACCTGTTGTAGGAGTAATTCAGGCATTAGAAAAAATGAATGCTTTAGTTCCAGCAGTTGCAGCTGGAGTGACGGGATTGGCAACTGCTTATGGTTTAGCTAAAATAAATATAATGTTGGCAACTGCAGCTAAGAAAAAAAATGTAGCCGTATCTAGTATTAGTATAGTAAAAACTGTTGGTGAGGCAATTGCTCAATATTTTAAAAATGCTGGATTGATGGGTGGTGCTACCTTTGGATTTGGAACTATTGCCGGACTAGCAGTAGCAGCTGCTGGTACGGCTGCCATACTAGCCGGAGTAGCAAAAGCCAAATCTGTAAATGACTTTAAATCAGGTCCTGGTGGAATAACTCATATGACTGGTCCTGCTGGTTCATTTGAATTAAACCCAAGAGATTCTGTATTGGCAACAACCAATCCGATACCTGTAAATGACATGATGACAGGACCAGCTGGTTCTATGAATCCTGGTGGTGGTCAAAATATGAATATTACGGTTAGAAGTGAAGGAATTCAAAATAGAACTATTCAACAATTAGTAGATGTAGAATTTGGTGGTTCACCAGGTAGTGGGTTAGCGTAATGGCATTAGAATCATTAGCAGATGCACTAGCTGCCTTAGAAGCTTCAGGCAATAATACTGTTGGTGGTGGTGGTCAAGGTAATCCACCCCCAACTCCATATAATAGTAAACTGGCAAGTACTGTTACCTTTGGTAATCCAAATACAACAAATCATAAATTAGGGACTGGATTATTTAATGGATATAATACTTATGATGAATTAACTAGTGAAGCTATATCTAGTAGAAAATTTAATATAAATAATTTAGGTAAAAATAATAGACTTGGCGAGGGTGATTTTACATTAGGAACTCTTTTTAAACATAACCATAGAGGTGCGCCACAAAGAGGACTAATAGATACCGGCAAAAAAGATTATCAAGGTAATGCTATAACAATTAATACCGGAAGAGCTGGTATAGGTTCTTTGGCTAACTTGGATATAAAAGGATACTCTAGTTTTGCTAGAACAGGTCTTTTAGGTCCTGTGGCTGAAGGTTTATTTAGAATAGCTACTTTAGGTCTTGCTGGAAATACTGCTGATGCTATCGGTGATTTTGGTAAAGAGCCTTATATAGTTCGTAATATTCCACAAGGTGGTGTTGGTAATTATCTTCAAGGGGTAGGTCGGAATAGAGATAGAATACCTTGGAGATCAGCTCTTGATGATGTATCAAGATTAGCTCAGTTTTATACTTCACCTGTTGGTCTTATTTCTATAACAAAAGAAAATATCACTAATATCAATATAAGTGCTAAAGCTGGAGGAGTTTCAGGACTTATAGAATCACGAGCTGGTTCTATTATGGCACCGCCGGTTCCTTTACCACTTACTGGATTTTTAAGTTTACTTGGTGCTCCTCAAAAAATACAAGGTGCTGGGTTAGGTACTATAAGAAAACCATTTAAAATTAGATATTCTGATAGAGCTTCAATAGGACTACCCTATGGTATACAAGGTGATGCGACACTTGGTATAAAAAAAGTAATAGAAAAAACAAAAGTACCTCAAGACCTCAGACCAATTTTTAAAATACCATTAGAAAAACTACGAGAAGCAGCAATAGCAAAATTAGAATCAGTTGCTCAAGTACCACAACTAAAAAGAACTCCATTTTTAGATATTGGCAAAACTCCTGATCCTCGTTCTACTTATAGTAAAGATAAGGTAAATAAAACCACCACCACATCGGATGATAAAGATTTTGATAATGGTGATTTTTATGTAAAAATAAAAGATTTAAGAGAAGGTGGTAGTTTTGTTTACTTTAGAGGATTTGTAACCGGTATAACAGAAAATGTTAGTCCATCATTTACATCTACAAATTACATTGGCAGAAGTGAACCTGTTTATATGTATGAAAGAGCTGATAGGGATATAAGTTTTAATCTTAGAGTATATCCAAATAATGGATCTGAATTTGAAATTATGTACGAAAAGATAGAATATTTAACTTCATTAGCATACCCTAAATATTTACCGGAAATGACAACTAATGCTTTAGGAATAGAAGTAGCAAATAACTCACTTGTAAGAATGCAACCACCATTTACAGAACTTTATATGGCTCATATTGGAACTAGAAAACAAGGTCAGTTTGGATTTATAAAATCTTTATCATATACAGTTCCTGGTGAGGGTGATTGGGATGCTTTAAGAGCATTACCAAGATTATTTGATATAGCTATATCATATCAGATATTAAATAAAAAACCACCACAGATGGGTAATAAATTTTACGGAAGGGGTAGATAATGGCTAGATATGATAATGTAGAAAAAATTTTTAGTAACGGTATAACAACTGTAGGAACATCTTATCTTCCAAAACATGAAGAAAATAATTCAGATATTCTTCTTATCGCTACACAAGGTGATAGGTGTGATTTAATAGCACAAGAATACTATGGAACAACTGAACTATGGTGGTATGTTGCTTCAGTAAATAATTTATCATCCAATAACATTGAGGCTGGAACTCAGTTAAGGGTGCCGGTTT